AATATGCTACAATAGCCGTAGCAGTTCTTAAAGAGAAAACCGTTAGATGTGCTGCTCATTAAAGACACTCTTTTGTACATTGACAAGATATGAGGTTGCAATACGAAATTCGTGTATTGCGTAAAATCTTAACCGTAAAAGATTTTTTACTGTATAGCATGGGAAGTTTAGTACCTGATACAGTTACAGATGAGCATGTCTTGTCTGTAAAGGGTGCTGTCAGCCACCCTATGATGTAACGCCACTTTAGATAGCAATATCTATCGGGGATGAAAGGTCGGAGGTGCAAGCCGTTCGTACGACTGGGCAGTTACAAGCCCATGACCTTTAGGTCGTTGGTAGTTGACATTCACACTCCTGCATACAATACTGGTATTTATATCAGATCAGCTTCCATTCATCAGAGATTCTTTTTGATGCTTTACAGCCCATTCCTACGATGTAGCAGATCATAACGATTGCTACACATGAACCAAGTATTGTAATGTCCATTATTTATCGCCTACTAAATCAATATTAAACTACATTGTTATCGTGAAAAGCTTTTTCAATTCTTTCTCTTGATATGTCAAAATATTCTTTTTTTAGTTCAATTCCAATGAACTTTCTTCCAGTATTCGCGCAAGCCACGCCTGTTGATCCCGAACCCATGCAGTTATCTAATACAATTTCATCCTCATTAGTGTATGTTGTGATTAAGTATTCAAGAAGTGGAACCGGTTTCTGTGTTGGGTGTTTCAATTCGTTTACAGGCACGCCAGTAAAATCAAGAATATCCGTCGGATAATACTTGTTATTAAAAGCGTTGGTAGCCTTATAATTTCCGTAACATCCACTTTGTTTTGAACTGTTTCCCTTTTTTCTCAATTCACCAATTCTCATATGTGGATTATACGTGCATTGCTTTTCATAAAATACGCATATGTGTTCTGTGGTTCTTAAAGGCTGTTTTTTTGCGTTCAAGAAATTTCTGGCATAATGTTTGTACCATGTCCATATATACTTGAAATTTTTATCATTACTTGTGACAAGTTTTGCAGTAAATGGCATTTGAGAGAACAAGCACACTACCCCATCTGCTTTAACAATTCTGTCGTATTGAGCCCAAAGCAATTTGGGCGGAATGACAGAATCCCATTTATTCTGAGTAACACCATACGGCAAATCGCACAAGACCATATCTATGCTTTTATCCGGAATGTTCTTCATTTTTTCAAGGCAATCCCCTTGATATAAAGTGAAATCAGCCATATAATCACACTCCCGCATATAAAATCGGTATTCCGTCATCCGTTCTTACTCCCATCAGAAGCGGTAAGGCTGTCTTAAGAAGTAAATCATTCGTTTTCTGTACATCCCCGGCGGCGGCATACACCGCACTCCATTCCTTTGCGCTCGCTCCAATCTGCTGCGGGGTGGCGTAGGAGATGGATTCACTTCCGGCTGATTTTGATGTAATCACTCCCGTTGACGTTCCGTCACTCGTGTCAGCAGAGGTTGACGTTCTGCTGGCTGCCGCAATGGCATTCTTTTGGGCAAGGTCAATCTGATACATCAGATCAGCTAATGTACACACTGTCTTTTTGATTCGCTTCTGCTGCCGCTCATCAGACGGTAAGCCGTCCGCCAGTCGGTCAAACGTCATCATATCAATAAAGTCGCTGGCTCTTTCTGAAAACCGCATAAAATCAGATTCCGGCACGGTTGCGCCGAAAAATGATGTTTTGTAAAACTCATAGGCTGCGTATGCCATGCCGGAATCCTCCTTAGCCGTTGGACTTGATCATACCCATACGGATATTTTTGTGGTTGTATACGAGCGACCAGTTTGCTTTCGCGCCAAGCTCTGCGTTGGTCGGGGACTCTTTTGCGATCTTGCTTGTGTCAATGCTGAATCCGTTCGGGTGAAGCACGTATCCCTGTTTAGTGTACAGCTTACGGATACCTGCTTTTGTTTCCGGGTCGTAATCAGCATAATATGGATCTTCATAGTTGCTCTTGTCGCAAGTCAGAATAGATCCTGCGCCGATCATGTAGGTCTTATACACCGGGATATCGCCAGATGTATCTACCGTATATCTGTCAGATACAACCGGGATAAATCCACCGATGGACGGAAGATTTACGTCACCAGCGAGCGCATTGGTCACGGTGTACTTGTTGTAATCCACCAGTCCAAGAGCCTTATATTTTGCGAAAATGTAGCTATTTAAGAACAACAGTCCCATCTTGTCAGAAGAATCACCAAGTGCTTTTTGCTGGGCATAAATCAATGTTGTGGCATCAATCTTATTTTCGTCAGTAACAGTTGTGGTTCCTCCAGATGCTTTTGCAGCAATATCAAAAGTATGGTCTTTCATTCCGGTTAAGGAAAGAACCGCATCCACTGTTGACATAAGGTCACGCACACGCACCTGTCTGTAATATCCCGCCACGGAGTTTGCAACGTGCGTCATCGGATTTGCACCGGTAAGCTCCTTCGTAAAGTCCTGCGCTTTCCAAGCTTTCATTCTCTGGATAAGCATTGCTGTCTGCTTCTTTCCAGAGATCTCAGACGGCGTGTTGTTTGTTTCGCCATCGTTGTTAAGCGCCGGATCGTCGTTTTCATCGATCGGAACGTAGAACGGAAGGGTTGCCACATTTCCCTTTGTTCCGATCAGATCCATGATCGTGGAATCCTGCACGAGAATGCCAGAGTTGATAATTGCATCGTTCCATGTTGGCTGTTCTTCCATATATCCAGAAAATACTTCCGGGTCAAAGCTAAAACCGCCAAATGTTCCAGTTCTTGCCATAGATATAGTCCTTTCCGTAGATGGGCTATATAAAGATTAATACAGAAAATCCCATCTACCTATAATTTTTAGGGTGTTTAGGTTAGCGGCTACGTTGTTTTGTAGTCGGTCTTTAAGTTACTTACTAAGGGCTGCGTAGAGTTCCGGATCTGACTGTTTTAATTTCAATCGATCATCCAGATTCATTTTCTTAAAATCGTCTTTCGTTAATCCGCTTCCAGTCCGACCTCCACCGTGAATAGAGGTTGTAAAACGAGCCGCATTCTGTCTAGCCTGCTGCTGGTCTCGATCAACAAAGATTCCTTCTTTCTGGTTCCCGTCTTTGTCGGTAATCATAGTGTTAAAAATGTCTTTGATAGACTTCCCTTTTGCAGAATCAGAATCAAGTGCTTTTGTCAGTTCTCCTCGGTAGTAATCGGCTGTGATATTGTTGAGAAAATCATATATCTTTTCTCCCTTATCATCAGTGGAAGAAAGAAAGTCATTTACCATCTTTTCAACTTCCGTCTTTCTGGCATCAGCCGCACGAGCTGTTTTCTCATCGTTAAGCTGAGTTGTTAGTGTCTGGATCTGGTTTTTCAGATCATTGACATCCACGCCCTCAAAACCATCAAGTTTCGCCTGCACATTATCCAGGGACTGCTTGTATTCCTCTGTTTTCGTTACCTGCTTGTTGTAATCGGCAACAGTGCGATAATTCTCCAGCATTTTTTTCTTCAAAGCGTCTTTTTTGTCCTCTGGAACTTCAATCTCCAGCTCCTGCATGATTTGTTCGTAATTCTGCATAACATCCTCCTATACGTGATTATTAAAACCGCCCGTCAGCGGTAATGGATTAAGCCGGGTAAACCTCCGGCGGGGTAGTTGGAACAGGCGGATTCGAACCGCCGACACTCTGGTTATGAGCCAGATGCTCTAGCTGCTGAACTATGTTCCAAAAAAATCCACCCAAGTCATAGACCATCTGTAAACAGATAGCTTAACTTTAAGCGGATAAAAGTGGAGCACCAGGAATCGAACCTGGAATCCAGGGTGCTACCCTGTCGGTTTGCCATTAACCGTATGTTCCACTGGGGGGGACTGCTACGCTTAGATTGTCACACCATAAAGGCAGTTTTCAGCGTACTTAACAGGTATGATTTCTACTTGTAGGAGAAAAGCAAGTAGCTTGCACACGCCGGAAATTGCATCCGCTTTTCAACCTCTCAGTATTGCTACTGATTTCTCTTAAGGACGTGTGCCAGAAAGGAGGTAAGAAAAAATACAACAGATATATCGTTTCCGCAATTTTATTTTACCAAAAACGCTATTATATTTTGTCCCCACCTCAACGCTATGTTTCTGCCAGTTTCTGTATCTGGCGCTGGATTTCCCGGCGTTCCTCCTGGAAATCGCTGTCAACAACCATAGAGGAAAGCATATCATAAACTTCTACCATCAAACGTCCAACGGTCTCCATCAGCTTGTCCCTGTGAGCCTGGTCACCGTTGGTGTGATACGCTTCTTTGGCTGCAAGGTAAGCGTCATACAGTGAATCAATATTATGATCATACCGTCCATTACTGTATTTTTTTACCAGATCTTCCGCTACTTCTGCCACTGTGTCACTTTCCCACTCTCCACACATCTTTTTCATGTTGCAGATCGTTGTGGTCAGCTTAAACATGGTATCCAAGTTGGCACCTGTCAGTTTTTCTTTGGCGCTTCTTTCTTCGACCTCTAACTGCTTTTCCAAAATCTTAATCATGTCTCTCATTGTCTCACCACCTATTTAAAAATCTCGGACAGTTTCGTTTTATACTTATCGTGGATCTCCGGCTGTGTCTCTGTGATGTAAACCATGTCATACCCGGAAGAGATCAGATCAATCATAATACTCTCCAACTTCTTTAACTCACCATCCACATTTTCCACCAGTTTTTCCACAACCAATGCATCAGATACGGCCCCCAGTTCTCGCAGTTTTGAAGCGTAGTGTTCATATAGAGACTTGGTCTCTGCTTCCCATGCTCTGTACTGGTTAAATCCATCTTCGATTCCTTTTTGCTTTGTGGACTTGCCTACGCTGATTCGGTTGGCAGAAAGCCAGTTCTCCGGTATCACTTCCACCTGTCCGATATACGTGTCCTCGATCAACTTATTATGATGGTTTATGTAATACTGGTTCAGTTTCTTCCGCTCTAGGGACTCGTCAAAATACTGATACTCATGGAGTCGCTTATATCCTTTCATTCCAAGGAAATCAAAATAGTCGGTCATCTGGTCATGAAGCATCAGAGCGGCAATCATACGGGCGTTGATCTCGGAAAAGATCGCTTCCACACTGGCAACGTCCTTTTTGCTCTTAAAGGTAATCATACCGATCACCTCCTACGAAAGCTTTTTAATGATGAGGTTTGCGTCCTTGACAAGGACTGCTCCAGCGGAAATATTACCCACAGATACGGTAAGAGATGTTCCGGCCGGTACCGGGATCAACGTGTCTGCACTTACATTCTGATATACATCTGCTGTAACAACCGTATAATCCATCTCGGTTCCACCGATGTTCTCGCCGTTCAGCTTAAGCACCAGTGCTGTTGCACCAGCCGCAGAAGCCGTCACATTTGCGTTAAACTGGAGTTCTACCGCCATCGGCTGATTGCTCCTGTTTGTGATTGTAAATAGCCCACTTCCCTCGATGTGATTGAGCCATCCACTCTGACATCCGCATCTGCGAGACTTTACGCGAGTGCTACCAAAAGGAACATTCTGATTGGCTGCCACCGTCTGAGCAGCTACATTAACAACATTAAGCATAATACTTCTCCTTTCGCGAAAATAGGGGCAAGCTCCACGCCTACCCCTATGATTTGCAAGACTACTTTGTAGCTATGGATTCTTCCAACATGCTGATTATTCGATTTTGATTCTCAATGATCTTATCCAGGTACTTTCTGTCCTGCTCCTGGAGATGCTTCGCTATGTCTGCGTTACTCGCCTGCGACAAATCATTTTCGTAATTCATCACCTGCAAGAATACGCCGAACAGGCTTAGCATATCCATGTAGGACAGTTCTCGGCTGATCAAAGTACGTTTCCACCGTTACCGCAGCAACCGCCGAACCCGGTCATGTTGTAAGCAAAGTAAGGGGAACAGGTGAGATAAGCCGGTGTAGGTGTTGGACGAACCGCATCCACGATGTTTTTGGTCTGGTTGACCTGGGAAATCTGCCAATACGCTGTCTGGAGGTCTCTGTCTCGGTCTGCAATTTTGTCGCGGAGTCCCTGGATAGTGTTCTCCTGCATGAGCTGGCGTGTAGCCTGTCCATCCGCTAAGATGCTTTCCTTGATGTCGCAGCAGCACTGAGCCAGCTGAGCCTGCATGTTCTGCGCCATCAGCGCCGCATCATAACGGTTCTGGAGTACTTCTTTCTGCGTATTGCAGTTGCCAACCTGTACCTGACTTCCAAGATTCTGTAAGCCAAGCTGGTTCGTGTATCTGTTTTCGAGTATGTCTCGCTGTGTCTGACATGCAGTGTTACTTACGTTCTGGTTGGTGTTAAAGATGTCCCTCTTGACAAATTCGTCAGAGATAAAGTTGTCCTGGACTCCGGTATCAATACCGTTTCGATTCCATCCACCCATCATTGGGAACAGGAATGCGATCAGAATAATCCAGATCCACCAGCCACCGCCGCCCCACATATCGTTGCAGCCGTCATTGTTGCGCGTTACTGCTGCTACATCAGCCGCGCTTAACATTCCATCTGTCATGTTGGTTTTCTCCTTATCATATATTTATCAAGCCGTGTGCACTCCGGCAATGATAGCGAATTATTGATTTTGTTGATTTCAGCAAATTATCATTTTATCATCCCGGCGAACGGTCCGAGATCCATGCCGTTTTGCTGGCACATCTGGTTAAAGACCTGCTCTGGGTTCTTTCCCTGGCACATATCCATTGCATTTTTGATGTTCGGATTCTGTTTAGCCATAGCGTTTAACGCCGCCTGTGGGTTCCCGGACTGCCTAATTTGATTTACTACCTGCATAGCCTGCATCATGGCCGCCATAGGGTTGTTTCCTCCGCCCATGCCGCCGATCATACTCATTAATGGATTACTCATGACTCTCCTCCTTTTCGCTTGGTTTCTCTCCAAGTCTTGCAAGCAGATTGTTGAATTCCTCTCTTGTCACATAATCACCCGCTGGTGCCTGCTGCACCTGTGGAGCCGTCAAAGCATTTAGTGGGATCTCCTGGAATTGAAACGCCTTGAGCGTTGCGCTACCCATTCCATCCACGGATTTGACATAAAACATGGGGCTGTTATTATCCATCATCCATGTGGTCTGTCCTGGCTGGACGATCTGGTTTTTTGCCCCTTCAACTCCTGCTACTTGAATCCAATTCACGTTTTGAACTGGCCCCTGTGGTTGACGCATCTGATTAGAGTACATTCCCATTTGCTGATTCCTCTGCTGCTCAAGCTGATTTATACGGTTTTGGAGCATCGCCTGTTCGTTGGCGTAATTCTGCGGATCTGGCATTCCATACGGATACATACACATCCCTCCAATGACTAATTCACTAACTTCTATGTCTATATTTTTGCATAAAAAAAGAGCCGGAAACAGTTCATTTCTGGCTCATATAAGTATCTGAAAAGTATCAACACACTTTGATTATTTTTCTATTTACTCTAATGCTAATCCGTTTCACCGTTGACACACTGATATTCATTCTTTCGGCGCACTCCTCCAACGGTACTCCCTGGCTCCGATACTCAAAAAGTACCCTCTCATCTGGTGTAAAGTTGGCAAGCTGCCGAAAACGGTTCAGTTCCGGCACAGTGAATTCATAGACTTTCAAGAAAATTCTCCTTATTTTTCCGTCAATGCTTGAATTAGTTCGTCCCGTGTTTTTTTTAAACCCTCAACGTTATTTCCAGTGATTTTATTTTCAATGAGATTAAACATACTCCTCATTAAAAGCTGGGTATCATCCCGATTCTGGTTAATCTTGGAATAATCGTTATCCAGCTTTGTTTTAATGTCTTTGATGTCCGATTCTATTGCTTCGATCCTCTGCTCCATATCTTCTTGTGGTTTCTTTGCTCTGGCATAAAGTGAGTAGAGGACACCAGCCGCTGCGCCAATCACTGACACATTTTTACAAATCACAATACACTCATTTAAAAATTCTATTCCTGTCATGCCATGTCCTCCGGCTCAAATAATTTACTCATAGCTTGCCTTTCTCGTACCGTCTCGCTGCTCCTCTGGCCTTTGCCGCCTGGTCACTGCTCCACCTTGCTATCCGCAGTCTATCTCTCAATGGTCTAAGATTGTTTTCTTTGCAAAAGTCGTTGTATGCTTTATTCTGGCGTTGTAACGTGTATGACTTACGGTCAAGGATCTGCTGCAATTCAAACTTTGCTTCGTTATCTGTACACTGGTCAACCGCTTCCTGCATTGCCATGACTTCTCGCTTTGTCTTGCGAATTCTCCGCTCCAATGCCCTTTGGCGTTGCTCCAGCTTCTCCATTTTGACATTATCAGCGGTCTGTATATCTTTGTAAGGATTGTTTACGCCATCGCCAGATCCGAAGCTATGGCGGCAATTCCAACCGCCAAGCCCTTCGCCTGTTCCATAGCCAGTATTGGAAAACGGCGGGAATCTCTTGTCTTTCCCTGTGCGACTGTAAAACTGGCCCTGCCACCACAGATGATTTCCAGGGTTCTCCCCGCCGTCTCCCGTTCTGGCTCCAATATGAGCGGATACAAGGATTGTATCCCAGTCCATTTCTTCCATACGTTTCAAGGCAATCGCACACGCCGCCTGTGATACTCCTGTCCTTACGGCTCTTGCCGTTGCCGTCTCAATAGTGTCTTTATGACCAGACGGATACTGCACAATCACGCCATTCTTTGCTACCTCTTCCACCGCTTCTCTGACGGCTTGTGTGTACGTTGTAGCCCCTGTGATGACCTTTCTATATGCCATGTCACATTCATTGATAAAAACGGTCTGTGCGATTTCTGCAGTTGTTCTAGTATAATTGTTCCACTCGCTCATTGTGGCGATCATATCACGCTCAAGAATTCGGATCAGTAGTGGAGACTGTTCTAGTGGCTTCGGTGATAGTCCGGCGGCGGTATAGATCTCATCGTCTTTTTCTATGGCTTTTATCCCGGCTTCTTCCATCGCTGCTTTGATCTCTTTTTCCTGCATCTTGGTGTATTTCGCCAATTCTGCTGTGATCTCTTCCAACAACACCCCGGAGTCCTGCAAGATCTGTATCTGCCATTTATCTGATGAGGTAAAAAGATATTCGTCACCACGTCCTAATCTTGCCATCATGCGGCCTATGATCTTTTTATGATGTAATTGTGCAAGAGGGAAGCGATCTCTTCACTTCCCTCCGATACTCTTTTAAGATAATCCGGTGATAGCATAAGCACCTACTCTACATACCAAATTTCCTGTGATCCATTATCACGGCTGTGCCAGCAGGCACCCTCTAGCAGTCCGTCTTTGGTATTGTCCAGAAAATACCAGTCTCCCGTTCCGTCTGCTGGGTCTGTGTTCTTGCCGTCCCATCTGTGCCAGCCAGTCACCATGTATCCGTTTATGTCGAAAAGATACCAATGATGATTAATCAACGCCCATCGATTCTTTACCATACCTGTGGCAGTGATGTATGTATATCCATTTTCTGTCTTACTCCAGTGATCTTCAAGCCATATGATATCTCTGCCAGTGTCCAGGTTGATTGCCGTGTGATGACCCTCATATAGCAAGACATCCCCTGGAAGCAAATACTTATCACTGGTGAGATATTTCTGGTCGTTCAAAACTTCAAAACCAGCTTTTTTAAGCGCTGCTTTAAGATTCCCGGTATAACAGTAGATACTTACGTTTTTTAAGTTCTCAACATTAAGGAGATAGCCAACTGCCTTAACGATAGCTGCCACTCCTGCGCTGCAATCAGTCTCGCAGTAACGAGTAATCTTTGACGGGTCATAGTCGGATGCTTTCAGTTGCTGCCAGAATGTGTAACGGTCTCCCTGATCGTACCCTATATGGTCATTCTTTGCCGCCTTTTTCGCAAGCTCCGCTATCTTTTTCCCTACCGTAGCGTTTGGATGCCGGAGCATAACGCCCCACGGGCGGCTATACCACGGGATCACCGCCCACTCCTGGCCTGTCTGGTCTCCAGCCTGTCCGCCTGTGTATTTACCTCTTTCATCATGTCCACAGTTACTAATCATGGTTTTATTCCTCCTCAAATAGCCTTGTCTTTTCGTCCGGCTCCGCTTCTTTCACCATTGCTTTTGCTTCGGACTCCGTCATTCCCTCAAACTTCACAAAGTACTTCCAAGCCGGAACTTTTCTCTGCACCACATAATTCCACCAGGTGGCTTTGTCCTCCTGGTAGTTGTACGTGATATCTCCAAAGTCATAGGTTACTTTGTAAGTACCAACCGGAGCCAGCCCATACAAATCAGCATATACACTAAGTGCATAGATAGCACCATCCATGCAGGATTGCAGTTTGTCCCGAACGTCCTTAATCAGTTGGATTGTTCTTCGGTCATCAGCTTCCACCTGTGTAGCCGTCACCATTCCGGTTTTCTCGTTAAACACAAAATAACCATTACTAAATCCACATTTATAGCCAAGCTGTGACAGTAACGCATTAATTCCGATTAACCGTACATCTGTGTTCAGCTGCGGGTTGATCTCCTGGTAAAACTCTTTCTGGTCATTGCCATAGACGTTTTTTACATAATGCGGTAAATGCATATCATCACGCCGTCTAGCAAGTCCCTCTGGTGTCTGTGCGTGGATAGGGGTACCGTCCGGCATCAGCAACCGATCGTCTGCTAAAATAATCTTCTGCGAATCTTTGATTTCCCTGGCGTTCCGACTATACGCAATGTCAAGGTCTTTCAATTCCTCAATTGCTTCTGCGTAAATAGGCAAACCAAGGATCGTATTTTGGTCTATATTGTTTGCCTGCGGTGTCCGAAACACGCCAAACATCGGGCCGTCCAGGCTTTCTCCATTAGCTTTCATGATCGGCGGTGTTTCTTCCATCAGATCAGCCCACTTTGTTTTGCTAAGCGAAATAGGTTTACCGATGCTATCCGCTGAGTCGGATACATACGCCCGGTTACTGATGTAGTAAGGTGAGACCTCCACGCCATCCACAACGCTATCAACAAACCTGTGATACTCAAGCCTGGTGTATGTCTTATCACCCTGTGTATACTGGTCTTTAAAAATAATTCCCCGGATCTCCTGGTTATCGCAATCAACCAGCAGCACATCCAGCGGGGTGAAGTGATCAAAGCCTGTCCCGTTGGGTTTAATAAACACAGTACCGTAGGCGCATCCATACTCTACCCATGTGCGGATCTGCGAGTACATGGTATCAACCTTTTTCTGGAGCCATTCCGCCCTCGCTGATCCTTCCACCCGGATACCAATAGCCAGCGTTGCCAGTCTGGCAGTCTCCGAGCATACAGACTTAGAAAAATTGATAGTCTTAATGCCATCTTCTGCATCTACCCACGGCGGTGTACCTCGGTAGATGTTGGCGCACTTCTGTGTGATCGCTTCCATCACTGGGGACTCGATCACGTCAATTTTAAAATCCTTTTCTGCCTGGCTTTTAAATATCATTTCTATCCACCTTTTAATTGTTGTAATAAGTCCCATTATGCGCTATATCCTCTCCTGTTAAACAATGGCTCATAGGCATATCTAAGCGCTGAAATAGCGTGATCATTTCCATCTGGATAACCACTTATCACGTTTCCTTCCTTGTCTCGCTCATACTCATACTCCGTGATTTCTTTGTATGCATTCGGCGTTCTTCTCGGGTCAATAACAATAGTTTTTGTCTGTAAAAACTTAAACCCATATTCGACACTGCCTGGGCCTTTAATTGCGCCCCTGGCTGGAAGACCTGCATCACGGTAATCTGTCACTGATTTCGGTTCTGCCGAATCACATATCATCGTGTAGTCGTCATAGCCTTTTTTCTTGATCCAGTCAGCGGTCTTTGCATTGCTCCACTTATTGACGTACAATTCATCAAGCAGATATATCTTTTCTCTGGCAGAATCATAATATGTTCGCAGATAGCAGTAGGCGTCTGGAAACCACCCATAGTCAACGCCTGGGTAAATCCTATCCATATGGCTGATCTCTTCATTCGTGATCTCTCTGATTTCCAGATATTCGAATACATTACCACCGTTTCCATTTGGAACTCCACCATACTCGTGTTCGTATGCATTTGGGTTTACTTCTTTCAGATGCTCCGCTTCATCAATGAACGGCTGTCCTAGCCATTCTGGAGGAACATCTAAATAAGTTGATGAATGTACTATTCTGTTCTCTTTTGGTTCAAGAACATACTTATTCGCCCAGTTGTTCATGGTCTTGGGTGGGTTAAAGCTCTTGAATATCCATGCGAGATCGCCGCCACGGATTGCAGACTGTTCGATTTTTCGAACTTCCTCCGGTCCCGAAAACTGATCCAGTTCCTCAAACCACAAAATTCCGATATATCCAAACTCCGGATTAATAGATTTGATTTTGTCTGGATCATCAGCTCCACGGAAATAAATCTTCTGTCCGGTTGCTTTCAGTGTGATCTCTAAAGGGGATAACTTGGCGTCAAATTCTTCTGTGAATTCCTGTTTGCCGATAGCCCACTTGATTTTGTTGTATACAGAATCCTTTATTGTGTTTCCAACTTTACGGCAAACCACTGCATGGACATCATGGTTATTCTTCAAAAGCTCAACGATAGTCATTGCCACAGTGGTAGACTTGGTAGAGCCACGCCCGCCCTTGAATACATATTCCAGGTGTTTTTTATCCCTTATATCCCTAATCACTGGATGAAATTTATCTGGGATATTATACAGATCCATATGATATTCTTTAGCATTCCTGGCCGCTTCCTCTGCCTGTTTCTGTGCTTCTTTTTGTTCTTTGATGGCAAGCGTCTTCTCCAGATCAGACATAGCTTTCAGCTGCTCTGTAAACGCTGGAGTAAATCCAAAAGAATCCTTTAGCGTACCACTGGCAATCTGAGAGCGGCGTTTCTGGATATCTGCCAAGGACATGATGTCGGTACCGTTAAGTTTATCAATCTCAGCTTGTCGCTCAGCTATATAGGTAGCAATGTTAGGTTTCCTAATGTTCTCGTATCCTTGTATTTCTGGCTGTTTGTATCCTGCTTTTCTTGCTGCGTCCGATGCGTTCCCGCCGTTCTTTATGTAGTTGTCTGCAAATGCTTTCTGCTTCGGCGTCAATTTCGGTGTCATTTACCCACCTCTGTTTAGTCCCATCTTTCTACGGTCTCCCATATATCTTTAAGGCACATCACCACGTCTACCTGTGACGATGTCCTTAATATCTCATAATCCTTTATCTTCCATGTTCTCGTTCTCTGGCTCATTTGTAGTGTAGGTGTGCTTAACGTAGTCATTGTGATCATCCTGTCCTGGTCTTTGCTATAAAATTGACTGGTGCTGATCTTTATTACCAGGCGTTTCGACAATATGGCTTTCTGTAGTTTTTTAATAATTGCGTTCAGTTTTGCCATACTCACCTCCAACTAAAAAATGCCCCATATGGTCATGGATTCTCTATTTCCATGTTACCATACAGAGCATTTCTAGTTGTCCCCACCTTAATGTTATTTACATTATTTCTTCCAGTCGATTTTCTGTCCACAATTGATATTGCTGCATCTAGCACCTTCTACAACGTATCCATTGCACTTCGGACAATAATAATCCGTTTCAAAGCAAATAGGTTTCACCGGGATCTGTTTGTCCAGAAGCCAAACGATTTCATTATACATTCTCGCCTTTTCTTTTATATCTTCAATATCAACAGGTCCTTTCACATATAAAATCTTTTGCAAGTAGCCTTCCCTCTTCTTTTGAAAATACTCTTTGTATTCCTTTGCTTTTTCTTCTTTCACGCTAATCTTCCTTTCTATCCAAAACATATTTGTCTCTACAATCTTATACCAATTCTTCTTGGTAAAGGCTTAATGTCATGTCACCCTCGAACGGTTTTCCACCTATGAACTTTGTTTTTAAATCTCCATTTTCCAATGACACAATAAGAACACAATTGTTGAATACTGTAACAAACTCTTCCCCGTTTTCTAAATGGGCATCTTCTCCGTATGTTTCTCTGTATTTCTCAAATGCTAAATTAATAGCTTCCATTATTTCATTCATTTTCCCATCTCCTCCAGCTTTTTCTCTATCGGATTAACAATCTCGTCTAATACCTGCTGTTCGTAATTTTCTTTCCAAAACTTCTCTCTTCTCCAGAAAGGGATTTTTTCTAACCTGTTGTATTAAATCAATGCACGCCATAGCTGTTAGCATTCCCCAACATCCATCACACGCTCTTTCATTGCACCATCTAACAAATTCCTTAAAACTCATGATTTTTCCTCCATTTTTTCAAAATAAAACACAATCGGATGTTCTTTTTCTTCTATCAATCCATATTTCACTGCCAGTCGGTACCGGAAATCCTTCCTGAGATTTTCCATCATCGTAACCTTTAAGCGTTCCCGGAACTCTTCCATCTCGAAAGTGGATTTGTACAAATTGCACTGCCTACATGCCGGAATAAAATTTGATATGTCGTTTAATTTCTCTGAATCCATATCACCCAGATAATCACCGTGCACATATACCGGCTTAAGGTGATCCACCTGCATGTCCTTATAGGCTATTTCGCAACCACAGTAGCCGCATCTGTGATTGTACTTTTCATACAGTGCCAGCCTTGTCTTTTTCGGAATTGCTTTTCTACTCATGTGGTCTCCATTTCTTTCAACTTGGCTTCTGCTTCCTCACGAGTGAGAAATACGGTTTTTCCAAGAGAATTCAACATGGTTAAGCAAAACTGAGATTTTTTCACAAAATATTTTTTCTTTTCGTATTCGCATGGAATATTTTCTTCACATTTCCACTTTTGGAAAGCTTTGCAATCATAATCATTCTTGCAGTCATACATATAACTTAACGTGTAAACTGTACCTCCGACTTTGCACGGAAGTCTCACCAGTATCCCATGTTCCTCCATCTGCTCCATGTTGGTCAATTTCTCAGCAATCTGATCCAGTGCTTTCCATCTTTCATCCTCTGCCAGCTGCTTCACTCCCTTCCTCAAAATTCTCTTTTATTGCGTGTCCAAGCGCAAATATAAAAACCATTTCATCCATCGTCAGATTCCGGTTCAGCGATCCGTCCCAAACATTGATTGCCCTATAGATTTCAAGCAGTGCATCGCCGTCTTCTTTGCATATGATTCCGTTTTTCACTCTTGTACCCCCTTGTCTGTCTCTTTTTCTTCCAGATTCAGTTCTGTACCATCGATATTGCCATTAAGTTTGTTCTGGCAATGGCACAATAACAAATCAAGCCTGTGTGGATCAGTGATTTTCTTAGCCAGGATATAGTCCAATACCCGATCAACACTTTTAATTCTGTATTTTATAATGTTATCATTGTACAATTTTCGAAGATTATCAATTTCAGATGCATGACGCTTAATTTCTGCACGCTTGAGTTCGCAGCAATTATACTCATCAATAAGCGTCTGCTTGCGGTCTCTTGCTATTTCTTCCGGCGTATATCCGTTGATTTTTTCCATTATTGTACCTCCTTCATATCTTCCTTGCAAAATCCCAAATGTTCATTTTCGCATCTCTTCCAACTTCTTCTCAGCTTCTTCACGGGTGAGGAATATATTTTCCCCGATAATTGACAATGGGATCGAAAAACTTTTCTCACACTCTATGTAACCACTTTCCGGCCCGGTCTCATCATCAATCCATTCATATAACCACTTTGCCTTAACCGCAATCTTTACCCAGTTCCTTCGAGCAAACCGGAATGAAACAACTCGACCTTGAAAATATGAGGGAATCTTATTGTCTACGTCTTCATAGCATTCCATATCCTCTATTGGAAGTATTGCGCTATCTACATACACTGTATCTCCGACCTTACACGTCAATCTCACAAGTAAGCCCTGTTCTTCTAAATCTTTATATTCTTGCCATTTATTTGCTTCTTCGTAAGTCAAAATTCTTGCGTTTACGGGATGTTTCTTATCCGGTTCAGAAAGCTTCATTTCCAGAGCATCAATTACATCAGCAAGAGAAAATGTAGATTCTTCTCCAAATATTTTATGTAGACGTTCTTCTAAGTCTTCGTAATCGCAGAGTTTTCGTGCTGCCGAAATATAATCGTGCTGTTTAACCCAGACATCTGATTCTCCGTTCGGTGCAATACCATATCTTTTTGTTAATCTCTCCATCTACTTCACCTTTCCTGTAATCTCATCAATACACTGGTTCCAGCCCTCCACAAAGCCAGCATCAGACGTATTAGCCGGATAATCTCCATTGTCTTTCTCTGGCAAGTCCATAAGCGGACACCAGTCTGGTCTTGATTTACTTTCAAAGCCGTAGTATTCTTCTGTTACCAACGTCATGATTTTTCCTAAATGTTCAGCTAATTCACAATTCCCCTTATAGATACAAATATCGTAATATTCAGTTCCAAATGGACAGTTGTAACAGCTTTTTGGTGTATCAATCACTAATACTGATTTACTCATGATTCCTCCTGTAATAATTCTGGGTTTTCAACTACTTCCATTTCAAGTCTTTTGATGTACTCTTTTGTAAGAGGCATTGAATAACAGAACGGTTCTGTTCTACTAAGTTCATCTGTATAAATAACTTCGTAATGCCATCCAACAACCTCATCTGTCACGTTTTCTGTTTCAAAGTCAGTTACTCCAAATTCGCCAAATACTGCTCTTACAAGTTCTTGAGGATTTCCATGACACATCAAAATATCATTCTCCCAAATTTTTTCCCCGTTCTTGTCGCAAAGTCCGGTGAACTGGCAGAGGGTTTTTGGATCAACTTCAAACCACCTAATTACAGGAGTACAAAAAACCTCAAATATATCACCGTAAATGGATATATCAATGCCAATGAATGGCTTGCCATTGCGTTCCGCATAATATCCCTCAACCCATTTTCCATTATCAATCCGCTTTGCCTTGAAAAGAATTTCTCTCATTCAGTTCCGCCGCCTTTCACGATCTGCATAACTGTCTGATATAGTGCGGAATTTCTTCCGACCAGCTTTGTTATGTATGTATCTAACTGCTCAACAACCTTGTCCGCATCAAAAGCTGTCGGTTGTTCGTCAATTTCCATCATCGTACTTACAAGAGCATCTGCAACCTCTATCATTTCTGGTTCATCTGGCTTGGATGGTTTCAACCATCTTGAGATATTTTCTTTTAATAAGTCCGCATCAATCAGTCTCATAATCTTCGCACTCCTCCGCATCACTCATACTTCCTACCTGCTTTATATCTTCTTTGCAGAATCCCAAATGTTCATGAGTAATAAATTCAATTCCATTTTTCCATTTCATATAAATCAATTTTTCTCCAGTCAATTCGCATTTGTGCTTTCTTGCATTCAGATACTTACAGGCTCCGTCACAGTAGCTCATTTTACGTCCTCCTAATATCTATCAAATTCAATGTTACTGTCTGAATAGAATCTGTATGAATCCTCTTTGATTTTCTTATTTTTACACATGATAATTTCTTTCGATTTACTGACAGCTTCGTTAAAATCCTCTGTTCCGAGATTGTAGTTGAAAATATCCAATGCACTACAGTTGAGAAACAGTGCATCTCCGCAACCAGCGTATTTGTGGATAACGATTCCTAAAGAATTGTATTTCAAGGCGAAAATACTTCCAGTTTTAGGATCTTCGTCATACTTGGCGTTACTTTTAAATTTCATTTCCCGTCCTCACTTTCCCCATGTAAGCAACTGACACGCTATTGTGCAGTCCTCCATGACAGAATCCTCTACTTCTGCTATGATTTCTTGTTTTTCAAGTTCTGTCATATCTTTCACGCTCCTGTAAATAAAATCGCTGCTGCAATAGCCAATGAATAAACTTTGCAAAACCATAAAATAAACAATATCTTTTCATGGGCTGTAAAAACATCAGCAATATACAGACGTAGATACATTATTATCATTCCGGTAAACCATATTACCATCGCATCATAATTCATATAATCATCACCTATGCAAATTTAAGCTGCACATCACTATCATCAATCACAAGGTTCGGAACTCTCTCACCAATCTTTAGATATGGACAGTTTGCTTTTACGATCTGTTCTGCCATGATCGGAACTACACTGTTTCCCATTCTTCCTCCCACTCCCTGTCTGTATTAAACGGACACGTACTGCAACGGCAAATCAACTCGCCCTCTTCGTCCATTTCGTAATCATCTCCGTATCCTGTGCATTCATAGCAAATATCATCCCAGTCATACATCTATGGTTTCTCCTTCTGCCAGTTGTTCCAGCATGGCCTGGTTACCGATCGCTTCAATCATCATTCCATTTTCCCTCCATTCTCAGTAAGTTGTAAAATGTGCCCATTGCTTTTCGGCGGTATGCGTAAAAATCATCCTTCTTTGCTGGTATATAATCGGTTCTTGAGATGTTGTCATAGCTTTTCCCACTCGCCAGGCTTTGATATACAAAGAATTCCAGACCTTCCGGTGCCGCATCTATACAGGCGTGCAAGAGGTTATGACGTTCTTCTCTGTCTGCCTTTCTACACCGGATCAGCAGTTCTTTTTCATCGCCAGGGAAAACGCCGTGGTCTTCATAACTCATGTTTCTGGTTTTCACCCTCGTCACCTCCGCGTGATAATTGCGTGGCATCGCAAGATTAGAAAGGTATTCGGCGGCAGTCATTTCTTTACAAACCAATCCGTCCATACTGTCTCCTTCTCATTTCCAGTTCTGCCCACGTCATGCTATCAATTAAGCCGCTTCTTTCGATTCTTGCCGTTACCCCAAACGGATAACAACCAGTTACGATTGCTCTTCTTTCTACTTCCTGTTTGCAGGCCGTTCCAGGATCATCAAAGTTTCCAAGATTTGAACCCTTATAGGTTCGTACCGTAATGCGGCTACCTACACGGATTCTTTTCTGCAACTCCCGAATCACCTCGCCTGTGATCGGTATATATAATCTTTCATACATCGTCATTTGTGTGTTCCTCTACCAGATAGATCCTTGCAAGATCATATCCGCTTTCTTTCAATTTTTTTGTAACGTGCTTCCACTGCTCAGAAAAATATTCAACATATTCTCCGATCTCACCAACAAGCTCGATTTTGTATCGATCTTTATAAGCCATTTCTCTTGTGGTCAATGAATATACCATTTGTCCTGGACACCCAAGAAAATCACCCATCTGTTTAGCGTTACCATCACAGGCTTTCCCGGTCTTTAAATCCTCGCATCTGTATAGCTTTAATCTAGCCATTGCCCAACCTCTCTCTGATCCGCTGCGTTGCCAGAGCATCGTAGTCGGTGTCTCTCTGTTCGAAATTGTGAAAACCGTTCTTTTTTGCTTCTGGCTTTCCCTGTGTTTTTCTCGTTGCGTCATTCTGTGCTCTCGCAAACCAGCTATTTATATGTCTGGTAACACCACTTCGTGTCTTCTTGTTCTTCGGATTAGATTTGTTCCACCCGATAATATTTCTTAACTCCTGTGCTGCATCCACTGCCGGGTATAGACTTTGCAATTCGGCAAGAGCCAGTTCCGTGACGGCGTAGTCTGTTCCATCAATCAATGGTATGTAACCAACTACCGGGCTTGTATCTTCCTGCGGCACCTTTTTCTTACTATTCTCTACTGTTTTTTCTTCCACATAGTTATCATTCTTTTCTACGTTGGCATATTTAACAGGTCTTCCACCTCTGTATCCATTGGCTTTGCGCTCAATGTTAGCGTCAATCTGCGGCTTTGCCATATCGTACGCCACCAGGTAAAACCCGTCCTCTTCCGGCTCGACTCCATCTAACCCATAGTCGATGATCGCCCATAATGCCTTTAACTGCTGATCTTCTGATAGGCGTTTAATAGCAGTCTGAAATGATTTGTAAAATACAAGGCTATCTCTCATCTCTGCCCGCCTCCCATTCTCCGTATATCTGCATCCAATCGGTAAGCCGCATGGTTACCAGCCATTCGCACCGATCACGGCGGTGGAAGACTGTCGGGATAAGCCCGGCGGCTGCATCATGCACGGCCTGTCCCATTGCATCCAGCAGATTCAGTTTTTCAACCCGCTTGCACTCAATATGGATTCCTGGCAGACCTACAACATCAGCGTCTCCGTTGGCTCCGCAATACTGCTGGCCCCTTCTGGCGTTGTATCCGTAGTCTCTAAGTATCTTCGAGAGTTCTCGTTCTCCCCTTGCTCCCTTCTTTTTGGAGTTAACCACTGTAACCACCTCCAAAAAATGAGATTTGACCACGGCACTGCTTTTCTTTCTTTTCTGTCTGTGCAAACCGTCTAGCACCATTCTGCGCCTTTCTAATGCTGGCGATACGACGGTTCTGTCTTTCAATCCATCTGGCCGCCTCAGACCGTCCCTGTGCGTTTGTGCGTGGGATATAATAACCTTTCCCGCCCTCTACGCTTAAGATTGGTCTTTCATGCCGAAGCATCTCAATCGCTTTTCTGACTGCACGGTCTGGCATTCCTGTTTTCTTTGCCAATTCCTGCCTTGATGTGGCGTTTTCACGTCCTACACCGATAGCATTATATACAACCGCCATTGCGGTATCTGCGATTCTGTAGTCCAATGTATCCTCCTTTCTCCCGCCTCGGCTGCTGAAAGTTCAACCGGACGGGAATGGATTTTCGTGACATATCTATCTCTTGGGTCTTAGGCCCCGGAGGTCATAAGTAGTTCTTGCCAAACTCTCCCATAAACTCTTCCCGACTCCCGTAATGGCTCTCATAATACTCCTGTGCCATTTCCTTTAACTTCCTGTCGATCTCCAAATTTTCTTTCGTTCTTGCGAAGTTCGCGCCGTTTGGGTGTAAGTCTGGTCTTAATGGAATCACAAAACCTCTTTTTTCGGATTTCACTTTGTAGCCCTGCCGCCCCTCAAAAATGTGGTGGCGTTCTACATTCGGTGACCCGGTAAAATAGCAATGATCCATATCATCGGTAAATGCGCTCCATAGCTTTTTAGCCATCTTTTCTCCTGTTCTGATCATACAGATCGAGCATCCTTTGTAATTCTTCCGGCGTTGCCGTCTCAATGCCGCATTCCTTACACTCTGACACCAGTCCATCTATTAATTCCGACATTTCCCGCGTATCATAGTCACTGGAGCCTTTTAACATCACGTATGTACGATACGTTACCCCGTCGCTCCCAGATACGGTCTGTGAGGTTGGTCTGATGTGATATGTTGACGCTTCCATAGCCATTTTCTCGGCTTTTTCTGTGTCCGGTATACGGATATATGCCTTGATCCCGTCAATCAGTAAATTTTGACCGTAGCGGCGCAACATCATGTTATGAGCGCACTGCTTTGAGATCTTCATGTACTCTGCCAGTCTGGAAAGCAGCACCCAGTAGTAAGCGTTACTGTCAAGGCTCCGCTTTTCCCTCCAGATTTTGGCGGTGATCTTCAAATCTTTCTGGTTGATGGAATCCGCTTGACTGCTTACATCATCGTCAACCTCAAACGCCACCTGGAATTTCCCGGTTCTCCAATCTTTTTGTACGGTGATCAGTCTCCCTTTACATTCCATTATTTAAACGGGACTCCCTCCTCATTCTCTGGTGGTACAGTGCTTGGATCAACGCCACCTGTTGATTTTGACGGTGTTTTCTCAAACGCTGCCATTGCTCTTTTAAACTGGTCAATCGTCAATTCAGCCAGCGTTGTTCCTCCAATCGCCTTTAAAATCGCTGACTTTGGTTTTCCAATGCGATTGCATCCGCTTAAAAAGGTCTGCCGCATTTCTTCCGTTGCATATTCCGGTTGATCTGATTTCATGGAAAAAACCACTGTATTTTTGCATTTGATAACCAGATCAACGATATTCTTTTTTTTGTCATATCCAATCTTGCTTACGGTAAAGCGATCATTGCACGTATAAACAGTCTTTCCTCTGGAATCAGTTCTCCCAGTACTTACGAGTTTGCATTTTTCAGACGGTACCCAGATAAACGGAGCTGTGTAAAGTTCCCGTCCAATACCCCAGTTGAAGCAGGCACGCTTAAAGCTATCCGATGCAAGTCCTTTTTCTTTCTCTGTATAACTTTCCGTGCCAGTGTCCTCTTTTGATATCCACTGTTTCTTCTCATCGTCCCACAGGCTAACTGTACAGTTTGCGTTGTCCCGGCTATGACTTCTCTGCCAGTTCATCGGTCCTACTGTCTCATCAAGGATATTCTGATCCACTCTAGCATCCTTATAAAGTAATAAGGACACGCCTTTTTCACTTACCGTTGCTATCCTACAATCAATTTCAGACGCTTCTAGCAAACGGAATGATAATTCTGCCATACCATCACCTACTTAATCTGCATATTCTGTCTCTTTGTAAGAGACGCCCCCTCAATAACCTCTCCGGCCTTTAATGCCTTTTTCAAAGCCATCTTGTCCACTTCTGGATCTTTAACCTTTATGTATTCCTCCGGAAGAGCTGTGACATCTCCCACATACTCAACCGCCTCCGATGATCTCCAAGACACAGATACCCTAGGTGTGGAGAATTTTTCTCCGTTTAACGCCATTGCAACCCATCTCTTTAAACTCTCCGCTCTTTTCTCTGCCTGCTGCTGACGCTCCGCAAAAGCCATCTTTTCTTTCTTGAGTTCCTCGGCATCGCTGACCAGATTCTTGATCCAGAGTAACACACCCTCAATCTTCTGGTCTCTGGCTTCCTGGAGACTGTCCAGTGCCGCATATGCGGCTTCATTCACAATTTCACCTGTCTCTGGATCTACTGCTTGCTCAAAAGCCTGCATAATCATTTCGTCAATTTCGTACAGTTTCATAGTTTACCTCCGCTTCTTGCATTCTATTTTCATTCATCTGCTTTCTATGGTTTATCCGGTGTTTCATATCCTTCCGGCACTTCTCACAGAGGAGACCGCCGTCCTCCAGATATGCGCCGCAACGATCACATTTTTCCGGCACGTCTTAATTCCTCCATGATGTCTTTAAGACCTCTCTTAAGGTCATCTACGTTTTCGCCCCTACCGTACTTCCAAAAATCTGCTGACTTATAAGGAGACCATCCATTCTTATGCACGTATGCATGAGTGGAAGCGGTATGCCCGGAAAATTCAAAGAATGCTGTTGGCTTATTTCCAGTCAACGTTCTAGTTCTAGGGTATGTTCCATTGATTTCCAACACCATTTCCAGGACATCATGAATCTTTTTTCTGCGCAGCTTCTCGACTTTCTTTTCGATTCTCTTCTTTCCCATTGCTTTTCTCCTCCAAATCTGTTATCATACTCATGTATGTTTTTTCTTAATTGACCGTTCAGTTCTGCCAAACTGACGGTCTTTTTTTCGGTTGGTGACGTTACTCCTCTGGCTCATTTTCTTCTGGAGTGAGGTCAATCTGCATCTTCGCCAGTTCAACCGCTGCTAAATACGTTTTAGCGTGCTTATTGTCCCCATGCGTTTCCTTGACTTTCTTTACGAATTCATCCACATTTCCTATAAAACATCCACACGAAACACCGATAAAAAGATTGTTTGTACGGAAAAATGTAGTAAATCCATTTCTGCTACCCATAGGACCAATCACTAAATAGTGAGATGTTTTAAAGACTCTGGCGTATCCGCGTACTGTGGCATTTCCGCGTACTGTGGCATTTTCGCGTACTGTGGCATTTTCGCGTACTGTGGCATTTTCGCTGACTATGGCACTTCCGCTGACTATGGCATTTTCGCTGACTATGGCACTTCCGCTGACTATGGCATTTTCGCTTATTGTGGCGTGTCCGCGGACTATGGCACTTCCGCTGACTATGGCATTTCCGCTGACTCTGGCGTGTCCGCGTACTGTGGCATTTTCGCTGACTATGGCATTTTCGCTTACTGTGGCACTTCCGCGGACCCAGGCGTTTCCATCTTGAGAAAGGTTCTCTTCTTTCTCCAAGAATCCACCTAGTTCGCCCTCTTTCACGTCCCCAAACGCCACCAGCGCCCGGATGCGGTACAGGGTTTTTCCAAGCTTCACGATACTTTCCGATGTTAATTCAAATTTCTTCATTTCCTCTTTCTCCTTTTCTTCTTAGTCCCCCGGCTTACGCCGTTCCTCTTGTCCCTAATTTTCTGGCTCATTGTTCAAATCTCCATTGATCTCAGTCTTATATGAGTTGATCCCGTTCCCGTCCTGGGAAACGTAATCATAGGACTGGAATACATAGATCCATGCTCCATTGGTGCCGATCAGTGCCACAAGGGTAATTATCCAAGCGACAAACCAACGTTTTGCGTCTTTCTTAGCCTGCTCGATCACTTCACAGGCAAAATACTTTTCCAGCCCATCATAGTCCGGCTTTTTATCCATAAAAATTTCCTCCTTGTCTCTTGCGGACACAGGAAGAAAATGTTATACTATTCCCGTATCCGTTAAGTATGTGTTAACGGTTACACGCTCCGGCTGGTGCTCCATCACCACCGGGGCATTTTATTTTTTCTTTTCACTGTACACCAGCGCAATCACGATTACGCCAATGGTGCCAATCAGGACACCCGCTAAAAATCCTGTCACAAATAACGTGTCTCTCACCTCCTACGCATACAGAAGCAGGAAGAGAATAAAACAAATCCAAATCATCCCAAGCAATGCCATTTTGGCCATATTGGCAATGATCTTTTTGAACTTCCACTCCATCCGGTACATCTTCCGAAGTTCCGGCCATTTGATGTACTTGTAATATCTCAAGATCATGGTCTCTTCCCTCTCACAATTCCCAGCAACTCCTCGTCACTGAGTTTTAACAACCTGGCAAGGCTTTGTAGCTCCCCTACCGTGAACTCCGCTGGATTCTTTCGCTTGCGGTAGTAGGTGGCTCGTCCCATTACCAGGCTTTTCGCCATCATATCCGGTGTTTTCATCAGCTCAACCTCTTTCTGGCTGATGATCGACCGTGCATATGCAGCCTTTACAACAAACTCTGGTGGTCTTACTGTTGCCATCTTCCACCTCTTTCCCCGTTCCCACAGTCAATCTAGTGCGTTCCCCTTTCCCAGAGCGAACCACGTTGCACGTGTGGCTTCTGGCGCTAAGCGATTTATCGCTCGGCGCAAACGGTATTAAATACATTTGCATTTACATTTACATTTTCCTTTACCTTTACATTTACATTAGGTTTTTGGAAAATGTGTTTTTTGATAACCTATGGCTTTTAAATTGCAAAACCTATGGTTTTCATTTTTAATAACCAGTGGTATACTCCTATAGAAAGGAGTGCTTTATGAACCATATTGACTTTTCCAACATCGAATTATCTTTTACTGAAATGCTCACCCTCCGCCTGTTGACAATCGTTAAATCTAACCGATTTTATAAGTTCGCCACCCTTGATTATTTACACCGTCTTGGTTTACTTGATCGGCATAACGGGGTTTACTCTGTCAACAGATACGGAAAAATGTATTTCAGAATCAAGCGAAAAGATTTCCTCAAATTCATAATCCCAACAGGAATATCAATCGCTGCACTGTTCGCCGGATATGATGTATACAAAAATCCACTTCTGGGCGAAACATTACAAGCAATAAAGATGTTACTGAAACATATAGTGGGAAGTTTGGGAATCTTTTCATAAACCACTCCATCAGTGTTTTCCTTGGCTCAAAAAAGTACCAATGAACAAATCTCTTTATTCGTATTACCAACTTTTTCTTGAGAAAAACTATCTGACAAGCCAGTGTCATATACACAGTGGTCAAAACTACAACGATTCTTTTCCTATTCACTCTCCCATTCCTCTTCTAACTTTTCAATTTCTATACAAACAGAGCCACTAACGCAATTAATAGAGACATTACTGAAATAACTGTTAAGACATGTACACTGGCAGCAAGAGACTCTAACATCTCTGCTATTTCATTCTTTTCTCTTTCTGTCTGCTTACATGGTTCCTCTTGGAAAATACAATCCATTTCCAATGTCCCACCATATGGAATTGGTTCATCAAATCCAAGTTCCCTTTTTTCTGGCATTTTTAACTTGCTGGAATCTCCAGTGATAACCGCTTTCTTTATCTGGATTATCTGATCTTGCAAATCCCAAACGCGATACCATGCTTTTCTCAGGGACATGTTTAGTTCTTTTTCACTCTTTCTCATTTCTCTCACTTTCCCGTCAATAGTCTCATTACAACTGAAACCGTGATTGCAACTATCACCGGAATGATATAATCCCAATTTGGTTTTTCCATCTTCTCTCCTCTCAAAAGTTAAGCTTCTTTCCTGTTGACTTTTCCACTGATCGCTCCTATTCTTTAAACACAGGCACCACCATGCCAAGTCTGGAGAAAGGAGAATCTCATGGTTGAAACAGTTTCACGGTTGTACCACTGCCATAAAATTCATAAACACATCACTATTTATGAAGAGTATGAGATTTCTGGTAACAATCGCCGCCTACTGCGCTGCTCATGTCCATATCATCAATACAAGGAAATGAAGCCGCACTGTGATGGCAATAATGATTTTGGTTTCCAGTGTGGTTATGCAAAAAATCAATAACCAGGCTTACCAATTCATCTGGCCGCTCACTAGGCGATAAGTAACAGTAAAGCCGGAGGTCGCATTTGCAGCAGTCTCCACCAGATTCTTTGCAATGCTGGCTGACGGCTTTATTAAATTCAAGTGCGTCCATTATTCTTTTCCTATTCACTCTCCTATTCCTCTTCTAACAGTTCTCCGGGATTCTTCAAACTCTTTGAGATCTTCTTCTTTGATGCGGTACTCTTTACCAATGCGGATCGCTGGAAGTTTTTTTAATCTGATCCATTCCCACACAGTAATGATTTTTACTCCGTATCTCTCTGCAATCTCTCCGCAGGTATACATCTTCAACAAATAGTAGACACCTCCATTCTAAAAAATAATAATTTCTACTTCAAAAAAACGTTTTAATGCTTGCGTATAGTTCGGTTTAGTGATATACTTGGTTTGTCGAACGAAATATATCGTTTTAAAATGGCATTTTATTGTTTTAGCTCGTTTCACCGAACTATAGGTATACTATAGCACGTAAAAACGAACTAGTCAATAGTTTTGCCTCGTTTTTTTTAACTATTTTTTTAGAGGTGGACTATGTACGAAGTTTTTAAAAGTCTATGCGATGCACGGGGTATTACAACTTACCGTTTTTGCAAAGACACAGGGGTTAGCACGTCAACAATCAGCACATGGAAAACAAAGGATTCCGTATGTAGTACAAAGTTGGCAAAAATAGTATCGGAGTATTTTGGCGTATCCATTAACTACATTCTTACAGGGAAGGAGGAAAACGCAGAAGAAATTGAAAGAAGCAGGATTGTAAATATGAACCTTCAAATGGAAGAGATATTGAGCGCTGATACACTGATGTTTGACGGAAAACCAATCGACCCGGAAAGCGCTGAATTGCTTCAGAAGCAAATTGAAATTGCGCTTGAAACAATCCGTTTGAAGAGAAAGAAGTAAAGGGCTTATGCGTATGGGTAGGAAAGAAGAAATAAAAGAAAAAGTACTGGAAATTGTCAACATGTATGGCACAAGAAACCCATATAGGCTTGCAAGTGATATGGGATACCTTGTACAAGAGGGGGATCTGGGGAAAGTCCCAGGCTGCTGCATAAAGTTAGAGGGTCAAATGGTTATTTTTGTCAATGTGACACTTGACAGACCCATGAGAACAATGGTTACTGCCCATGAATTGGGTCATGCCGTTTTGCACCCAGATGACTATTATTTCTATTCCTACACCAGATACAACCGTGACCGTGTGGAAATCGAAGCTCACACATTCGCAGCCGAACTACTAATCCCAGATAAACTAATTGAAGATTACCCAGGATACTCCATTGATCAGCTTGCCATACTTACTGGATACACTACACGGTTGTTGGGCTTTAAAAAATACGGATATAAAACCGATAAAGAGAAAAAAGCATCATAAGGAGAACGTTTTATGAGCGTAAAGGGTGTAAATCAGATCCTTTTTGTGGGACAGAATGGAATAAGAATTGAAGCATTTTTAAAAAAAGACATCACAGTAGGCTACGAAAACATGGAAAAAATTAAATACCGTTATGCAGATTCATGTGGAAATGGATATATGGTTTTTACCACTGTTGATGATATTTCTTATACTTTTTCATATAAGGAACAGGCAAACGAACCGATGTCCAGAGCTGTATCCTACATACAAGAGCATTCACCCAATATCAAAATAGAGTTTATTGCTCAATCAGCTATAAAAGATGAATCAGCTCCTAGTGCATATATGGAATCATATCCAAAAATAGCGATCGCAATAACATCTGGCAAGCAATTTTTGAAAGTGAATACTCTTTTTAACACAGTAATCATTAAACGTATGCCCGATGGTTTTGTGACATTCGGAAATGATAGTGAAAGATATTCCATTCTGTGGATCGACTGGGATGGAGCCAAATATAAGTCCATTACCACAACAAACCTTTCTGGAACTGAAAGAACTAAGACAAAGGGAAAAGCAAAAGAAAAGGGTCTCTGGAATAGTAGAGTCAAGGAATCAAGTGTTGGAAAGACCAACTATCAAAATAGTGGGAATTCCATATCAAGAAATTTTGAGGTGGAATCCAATGCAACCATGAAGGTGCAGAAAGAATCGACTGGAAATACTTTTGTGATCGGCTTTGTCTGCACATCAAAAATTTATGCTGAACTGCAAAACTACATCATAGAGCAAGAGGACGATTTCCAGGAGCCGAGCGAACCAGTGAGCGTTGATGATAAGATAGGCTCTATTCGTTTGCTGAAAGAATACAAAGATTTATTTGATTCTGGAATCATCACCGAAGAGGAATTTTTGAAAAAGAAAGAAGAATTGCTATAAAAAAGCACGTTGGAATTTGTACCCACAGAAAAAACGCCCGGTGCTGCAACACCAGACGTTTTGAATAATTGGGATGATACGCTGATACACTATCAACCTACACACTTATTGTATCATCCCAGACTCAGCCATGCAAGATAAATTTCCAAAATCTGGTAAGGCTGTATTTTTTTATACCCAAAAGGAGGATACACTATGGCAAATGCAAAGAAATTACCGTCTGGATCATGGCGGTGTCTGGTCTTTAGCCACACGGAGCACGTGTTGGACGAAAAGACCGGGGAACTAAAAAAGGTAAAACGCTACCGCTCTTTTACCTCTGATCTCCCAGGAAAAGCCGGGAAAAAGGAAGCAGAGCGAGCCGCTGCCGAATGGCTGGCAAATAAACCAAAAAGCAACGCATCCATGCAGTATACACTTGATAATATGACACTGAGGGAAGCGGCTGAAAAGTACATAGATATGTGTGTGTCGCTTAATCGGTCTCCTTGTACGATCCAGGACTACCGCTGCATCTTGAACAACGGATTCCAGGATCTCTTTGATCTGAAGCTAAAAGACATTGACGAAATGATCCTGCAAGAAGCTGTTACGATGGAGTCGAAGCGCACAACCAATGGAAGAACCAAAAGACCATTGTCTGCAAAGCGTCTGAAAAACGAGTGGGGATTGGTAAGTGCTACACTCCACAAATACAAAAAGAGCATCGACACCCATGAGATACATCTTCCGTCTGTGCCGGATCGCATCCCGGAGCTGCCCGCAGCTGACGTTGTGATTGACCTGGTACGTGGGACAGAAATAGAACTTCCGGTGCTGCTGGCTATGTGGTTATCCTTTTCCATGTCTGAGGTACGTGGACTTACAAAGTCAAAATCAATTAAAGACGGATGCATCACGATCAATGAAGTGGTTGTGGACGTAGACGGAAAGCCTATCAGAAAGGGCGATCCAAAAGAACCTACACGAAGAAGATCACACAGAATTCCTCCATATATCATGAACTTGATCGACCAGGTAGATGGTGATGTCTTGGTGCCAATCAGCGGCAAAGCACTTTATCACCGATGGATTAAGCTCCAGAAAAAAGCCGGAATGGAGCCGATCACCTTTCACGATCTGCGGCACGTAAGTGCTTCCGTAATGGCTCTTTTACAGATCCCGGACAATTACGCCCAGGAACGTGGTGGCTGGAAGAATGATAAAATAATGAAAAAAGTGTATATTCAAACATTTTCTGAGGAAAGGAAAATGGTAGATAGCAAGATAGACTCTTACTTTGAAAGTAAAATACAACACGAAATACAACACGAAAAGAAAAAAGCCTAGTAAATACTAGGCTTTTCGAGAGCGCGAGACGGGACTCGAACCCGTCAAACGCTTACATCCAAAAACTGCGTAATTGCTTTATTTCCTTTATTTATGCGTATTCTTAACTCTCGTAAATTTTACTTAAATATCATATTTGATACTATTTTACAGTATTTAAGACAAAAAGACAACACGAAATACAACACGAAGTATTTAAAATTTAAGTGTATAAATATTCCATGAGAAGTTTTGAAGAATTTCAGAATTATGATGAATAAATTAGGTTTTATTTTCAATCATACCTCGATTCGTGTTTAGAACGGCAAGGTTACCATTCTGCAAATTTCCTTTTTTGATGGCTTTTTTAAATATTGAGTAATACAAAAAGCCCACTAAAATTGAGCAACATAAATAAAAAGGTATTCTTATATTGATAAATTAAATTGAGTATACTATAATTAAGAAAAAAGGAGGTTAAACAAATGGAATTATTGGAAGCAAAAAGAAAGTTAGAGCAACGCTATAACAAGCAAAATGAATATAATAAGAAGAATTACGACAGAGTTTCCGTGATGTTCCCGGCTGGATATCGTGACAAAGTAAGGGCGATCGCAAGCAGCGAAGGGAAAAGCCTAAACGCCTACATACTTGAGGCTGTGCAAGAAAAGATAGAAAAAATTGAGTAATATGAAAAAAACTATTGACAAAATATATTGAGTAATATATAATAGTGTTATCAAAAGAAAACAGGATGAGAAGAAGCACAGTATGAGGAATACGAGATCGAAGTCGAACTCGGATAAGGCGCAAAATGTTATAATGACAGTGTCAAAGGAAATCCAAAATGAAAGGGGAATGAAAAAATGTTAAGCAAAAGCGAAAAAGAAGAAATATTAAAAAAATGTACAAACATGTCAGAACATGACATAAAAAAGCATATTCAGAACGGAGCTTGTTTTTATCCAAATAACGATGAGGGCTATAAGGCTTATTTTGACGAGTGTGTTGCAGGTTTAAATGATGAATATGAAATTCCTGATATGTGGAATTCTTTAGACATTATAGAAAATTATAGAGTCGATTTCATATCGTAAAGTTTTTATGGAAAGGTAAAGATCATGAGCAAAATTGATGACATGAGAGCCGAGACCAGAAATATTGAGAGATTGAGTGGGCATAGTACTTTGCGAGGGTAGAATGCCCACTCGTTTTTTATTTTAATACTTACAATCAAAAAATCAACCTTTTTCGGATAAAAAAGCGACCCATGAATTTTCTCATGAGCCGTTTTTATGGATTTTTTAACCTGTTAAACGGTGCGGTGGATGTAATCAATGATTTACAAACAACCGTGGCGAAGCAGGCCAGTGCGATTGATACGCTAAATAGCAAGAACATTGGCAAAATTTATCATAAATATGGAAATGTTATCGCTAAAAAGAACACATATGTAGAAATTTGCCAGGTGTCAGTACCAGCAGGTGTATACATTATTTGCGCTATTGTTGGTATTAATATTGCAGATCCTAATAATATTATGAGTTTAAATATTTCGCTGTTTGATAATGCAACAGGACAAAAAATTACAGAACAAATTGCAAGAACTACATCATCTAGTGGTGGTGGGTGTTCTACTACTATTGCTGTGAATTTAGATAATTCCGCAAGTGTAGTTTTATTATCTTATGGATATATTAGCGATAAATCTTATAATTTTACGGGAGACTTATGGGCAGTAAAATTAGGATAATACCAAATGTTACTTTTTGCTCCAATTTTGCCAGTTTCCATCAGTCTTGCACCTAGTAAGAACCGCAATACTACTAGTACTGTATGTTATAAACAAATAGTATGATCACCAGGGGTAATCCATAACGGAGTGTATTTTAATCTTGGAACGGAGATTATTCGGTTCTGGATTTATGACGGTGTTTTTGATAAAAAAAATATATAATCAAATTACCCGATAAACTTTTTGAGTTCCCAAAAAAGTATTGTTAATTCTTGTGATACAGTAGAGAATACCCACCATTTCCCGGAATCCTGCATAATTGTAGCGTTATATGAAAGAGTCGAAGAATTTTCAAATATAACAGGTATTACAGTTTGATACCCTTCTGTCCCTGGGATCTCAACGGCTTGATTTGCCACTGCATTGACTACATGCTTATGGCGATAGATTTCTGCTTTATTACCATTTGTATGATTAAGTCGCGATAAGCTTCAGTCTAAAAAGTACTCCAATTTGTCCATTTGCCATTATTAAATGCTCGTGTAGCCCGTTTATTATAGACATCAATATAAATCTGTACATATACGGCTTTTGTATTGGTTGAATGAACAGTGTATGGGCTCCGCATACAGAAGAGAATTCCGTAACTTGAAAATCCAGAAGGTAAAGCACCGATATTTTCGCCCGTTACATAATACACGCCTGTACGTTCGGGACTATTTAAGCTGTTTGTCTCTGCTTTGACGGTTACATTAATTCTGTTAGCCGAAGTAAGGTCGGTTACATTGCTATTTAGCGTATCAATCGCACTGGCCTGCTTCGCCACGGTTGTTTGTAAATCATTGATTACATCCACCGCACCGTTTAACAGGTTAGTCACCCGTAAAAGCCCCTGTTCTGTGTTATTGAGATGCTCTGCGTCAATATCCGGTTCTGAATTATTGACGTACTCAGTCGGTACATAATCGGCCAGTTTGTTCAAAGCAGCATAGGTAGACACCAGTAGTGCGGACTCAAGAGTTGCTGGATCATTTGCTGGATCTGTGACAACCTCTGTGGTGGTATCCTTTTCCGCTCCGTTTTCTTCCGTATTTGTGGTGCTGCTATTCTCTGTGCTTTCTTCTGAATCAGACTTCGAAGTATTAGACTCCTCCTGGGCGGTGTCAACATTCTGGTCTGATGTGTCGATGATCGGTGTTCCGTCTCCGTTGATAATGTCGGTGTCTGAATCTGGATATTCGGTTTCGGTTGCAATTGGTTTATTTTCTTCCATTTGTTTCTCCTTATACACATTGAATTTTATAAATATTATATTCACATTCTGCTGATGACTGGATTCCAAGGAACACATATATATACTTCATTTTTGATCTTTGATCTGATGTATAGTTGTCAAGGTTAAGGACCCATTCTGTTTGTCCATCGGCTGTCATTATTCTTACATCAACGATGGCTCCAAGACTTGTCAACCATTCATTGCCCATAGCATTTGCTAACTGGTCTGTAAAATAATTTTCTGTTATCAGCAGGCTAAGACCTTTTCCTTGAATTTTATCGGCTATGATTTTTACTTTGCTTAACTTAGTAAAATCCAATGCTTTTGCAAATCCAATCGCAATGCCCTCGTAAAATCCTCCGGTAAATATCCAGTATGCATCTTTTATGATTTTTGCGCTACCGAGAGTGTATTTACCTGATGTAATTTTTACCAAGTCTGTTGTAAATCCAGGGCCTAAAGTGCCATAATAAAATGGCATGTTGGGGTCTTCGTTGAGATACCCTTCCCACGTTCCAGGACCTATGCCTGCTACATACATGCCTTTTTTTATGACTGCGGATGTAAGGTTGGCGATTGGCTTTAATTCTATGTTTCCGGTTGCGTACTTTCCACTAGTTTTTACGGTTATTGAATTTTTCCCAGTAACGATTGTTTCACCGTTATATGTTGGAACAGATGATTTTACAGTACCGCCGCCGTAGTAACCAGAAGGAAGTACGATAGACCCATTCAGTGGTAAAGTTTTCTGGGGTGATCCGTTATCTAGTTTTGTGCCTACACCCTTATCACCGTTAGATTTCATATATGTCTTTCCGATCAGTACATCGGACTCAGTAGCGGTTACGGCGGTACTATCAACCGTAACTCCATTTTTTTGCAGCAAACATTCTCCCATTACTCAAATCCCTCATAAATTCCAGTGATTGCTTGACTTCCCTCGCCTACCACTACACCTCTTTTTATATAAGCAGGATTAAAGTTTTCAGCGGCAGTAATCGTAACATCTCCTTGCATGTAATTTCCAGCAACCTCCACAGTAACGCCATTTCCTCGTGGGGAAGCTGAAAATGCAGCTTTCAAAGGAACTTCTTTCTGCGTTATTTTCTGCTCTTTTTGGTGATCTCCGGCTGGAATGTTGTAAGTACCATTAATCTCAATAATTACATCAGATATGGACGCAGCTGGCATACTTCCTGTTTGAAGGGTGTCTACCTCTGCACCGAAAAATGTTTTTCCGGCAGCTACATCTTTCGGCAGTGCCGTATACTCTTCTGGATAGTATCGACCTCCCTGTTTAAGTAAAAACGCCTCTGCCATCTTACTCCCCCTTTAAAGCAATTTGAAATGTTGATGCTGGTTTTTGATTATAGCAATAAAGCGTAATATTACCTGTTCCGGTGGTGATTCTGTCCACATATCCATAAGCTCGCCCTTGCTCCTTTGCCTGGGTTCCTGTGGTGCCATCTGGAAGATATAGGGACACGATCGGTGTATGCGTTGATAGGATTCCTTGCACGTTTACTGTCTGTCGATATGGTGCCGATGCTGACCAGCCAGAAACCGGAATTGTGACGTATCTAACGTTTTTCATGTCTCGCCCAAGCTCGGCTATATCGGTCTCATTTTTATTGACCTGTGTATTTGTCCGATTGACATCTCCAGCAGAATAAACGTCACCCTCCTGGGTGTACTCCGTAATATCTTCGATGTATACGCTTCCATCATCGTTCTGGGTGATCTTATATTTTTTCTTTCCGGCAAAAATATCGTCTTTATATGTGGTTTTTAAGCTCATAGGCTCACCTCCCTGTTGCCAAGTGATCTCGTACCAATCCGGAACGATAAATGGTTTAGTCCTGGGGACGCTTTTTCTATCAGTGTTCCGAGATCGTATATGATCCGTTCGATTGCATTAGCCTGGTATATTGATGTATATGTGATTCTGATCGGTGTCAGCGGTGTACTGTCCGGTGTATAATATGCACTTCGGATAGCTTCGATATTTTTTCTTAGTCGAATCATATCGGCTTCGGTACGGAAATCATTCGGCTGCCAATTCAACTTGTTATTGGTGGTATTTTTGTACCCCTTTCGATTAAGAACATAGGACACCCATTTTACCGCCGATTCAATCCGGTTGAGATCAGTGTAATCTATATAGGCTTTGGCCGCCATATTGTCTATGTCAGCCTGTGTCCGGTCAAATATCAAGCTATCAAGATATTTACTCATGTATCGTTACCCTCGCTTTAACTTCCCTGGTGAAAGTAGGATCAATGCTTTCGATGATTCCCTCTCTTATACCATCATACCCGGTATCTACACGCACTTTGTCCCCCAACTTCTTATCGCCCAGAAGCACATCTCCCACCACGTTCTCTGCCCGCTGATAGTAGGCATAAATCCGTTCAAGGGCAGTCTGTCCATTTGATGGATTGATTAATGTTGCATCTGTAACTTCTTTGATATTTTTGTTAAAGATGATATCTGGGTTATCTTTGGAAATCACCGATGTACTGTGGCTGTATTTGCCGCCCGTTAAGGTTACTGTGCCGCCTGTTCCAGTCACTACCGCATAGTTAACTCCACTCTTTACAATCGTTCCACCGGAGACAGAAAGACTATGATGTGGCTCTGAGAACACGATCTCAGCCGTCCCGTTCAGTGTGTCTTTGTAAAGCTCCTCTGTTTCGGAAATCTGCGTGTAAGTATGGGTAGTAAGTCGCACACCGGTTACGATATCGCTATGCTCCAGTGTCAGCCCGGTAAAAGTGTTGTGCTCGTTAAATTCACCTGTCACTTCTGTGGCCTGTGGATAAATATCCACGCCCTCTACATTGGACGTATCCACGATGGCACCAATAGCAAAGGCAATCTGCACAAGAGCGTTTCTTTTCGTGGTGTACGGGATGTACCCGGTCAATGTTGCATCCTTATAAGCATCATCCAGGGTGTAACCGAAATCCTCATTTGCGAAGATCTCCGTGAGGACTTCTGACAGCTTGCGGCCTGCGTAGATACCGCCCACGTACTCATTACCGTCCAAGACTCCCAAAGCATCGTGAGAATCCATATAATAGTCCGTCTTATTCTTCCTTGCGCCAGACTTTAAGTAAAAATTGCCAAGCAGATCGCCGTTAAAATACAGACCTAACCGCTGCTTTTTCTGGAGGTCAAACGGAATATTACTTTTTGTGCGGACGGTAAAGGAAAGGGTGTTGATACTGATATTCTCGGAAATGGCGTTGATCTCCTGCAAACAATCGGTCTGCATCAATTCGTCATCCAGGAAATCTCTATAAATACCATAATCAATTCTAGTCAAAAAGACTGGTCTGTGCGGCTTTGATGTGGATTTAAAGGTGATCACGATCTTGTTGTAGTTATGCACATACTGATTGCAGAAATACCGCACGCCATCCGCAGTAAAGTCCTGGTTAGCCAGTAACGTGGTATCCTCATACCATTTAACATTCAGATCTTTAGCATAGTCTCCAGATAACATATTAAATGTAAAGAGAATTCCTACACTGGTGAATTTACCATTAAATGTGATCGTAAGTGCCGGGTTATTCATCACCGTTTCCTGTGTACCACCAGGGAAAAGAAAAATACGTGGATGCAGTGCCGTGTGTGGCTTCAATCCTTGCTTGCTGATCTGATATCCAAAATCGCCGTTATCATCGCTATACTCGCTTGAGATATAGCCATAATCCGCCGGGTCTTCTGGGAAATTGATATAATCACCATTTAACAGGGAGAAGCCGGGATAACACAGGGCATATCCAGGGTAAGACAAATCATCACGCCGGAGATCCGGGAACTGGCGCTCTATGGTGGTCTGTTTTGGATAAAGACCAGCATGAGGATACAGTCCTTTCCTTGGATACAGTCCAGCCTTGATGATCTGCGGAAGACTGTTCTCTTTTGCGTATGGTGCCACGTCATCATATACGATTTTTAAACCCTCATTGTTTGCCATCACGGTCTCCTTTGCGGTTTCATTGCGATAAAATTGACAGTCAAGCCCGTCCATTTATTGATCTGTCCATCCTCTGTCTTTTGAATCTTAAGACCATCTTCACCGTTTGTCACATAAGCCAAAAACTCTAGTGTTTCCTGCCCATAAGGGAAAACTACGGTATGGGACTCTGTGGGAGATGATATGATATCATAAAAAGTATCATAATCCGCTCGGTTGCTCTTATCTACGTCAATAGAGAGGGTGTAATTGTAAAAAGTTCCGGCGATGTCCCGGTGCATTTCATATGACTGTGTTCGACCGGAGTTCTCTGTGTCGGTAACGGCAAAGGAGCGTTTAAGCTCCTTCACCTGCAACCGCAAATTTAAGCCGTCAATCTCAAATACTCCGTTGCCTGTTCTATCCATTCTGTGTCACCATCCTTACACCTACACGTTGTTTCTCCTGGTTATTTGCCTTGTATACTGCGGATGCAAATTTCTGGTCATTGAGTACCAGATCAATGTGGATATCCCTGTTTCCGCCACTCATTCCGGTTTCTTCCAGAGCTTCTTTCAATGCCTGTTTCATGGTTGACAGTGGGGAAACAACCTCAGTCTCACGCTTGTTATCGCCAAGGATCGCCGCAAACTCTCCAGCACGCGGAGGAACTACTGTGCCAGTCGCAAGACGTGGCATAGAGTAAGACGCCGCCACCGCCGGGGTCTGGTATGCGGAATATCTGGAATAGCCGCCGCCTCCAGAAGATCCGTAAGAGGATGCACGCTTCCCCGCATTCACTGCGATTGTAGCCGCTGCGATGCCTGCTGCCAAAGAAGCCGCTACAACCATCGCTCCAGCGGCACCAGTTACGGCGCCAAGTGCAACAGCAAGAACACCAACTGCCGCCGCTAATGCCAAAATACTACTTATTACTTTCTCTTTTGGAGTCATCTTATCCCAGTTTCTAGCCAATATGGCGATCAAACCTAAAATCGCTCCTAAAGCAAGAGTAACTGGGGAAAGTCCACCTGACAGTAAGGTTGCTAAAGCCTTCGCAAAGCGTCCTATGCCACTAATTATACTTGCAATTCCAGTAACAAACTTCACAAACGCCCATGCAGCAAAAAACGCTATGATAACAAGAGTCACATTTTCTATTAACTCTTTATTCTGGCCAATCCAATCAGAAAACTTCTTTAACCACTCCGTGATCTTCTTTAGTGCGTTTATAATAACTTCACCAGTCCACTTTCCTACGGGCTGTAAAAAATCATCCCATAGCCAGATAGCGTATGGTTTTAATGCGTCAATGATAGCGCCTAATGCTTCCAGAGCCGCAGCAATCAAGTCAAACGTTGCCGGTATTGCCTGTTCTACCGACCACTTTGCAATAGGTAATAGAGCCTTGTTAAGCAATGCCAGAAGTGCATCTGTTACTGTCTTTGCAATTGGCTTAATTGCAGAAAGGATAGCATTGAAGCTAGTCAACAGTGGCGTAAAGTCAAGATCATTTGCCCAGTTTTTGATGCTTTCCGATGCATCACGCAAAAATCCGGTAAAGATTAATATGATATCGCAGAGGTTACGAATAATATTTGTTCCTGTGTCTCCGGATACCCACGCCCTGTCAAACTGTGTAACCAGTCCTGCCACAGTTAAAGCCAGATTTGCTACGGTGATAAGCAAATCATCCGTTATTTGTTTTCCATACCCTTCCGTGTTCCATACCTGCATAAATGATGCAGATACATCGCTTGCAAGCTGCTTAATGGCTCCAAATGCCGTTTTTACCGCTTCGGTCACCACTGGCCCATTTTCTTCCCATGACTTTTTCAGTGGATCAAAAAGTCCTTCCAGATTCTTTTTAATGGCGTCAGCCTGCAACTTCACATTGTTGGAGACTTTCTCGGTCTTAAACATCTGGTCTGGTGTCGGTCCTACATAGGTGTTGTTGCTGGAGTCACTGTCTTTCTGTGCCTGGATCAGCTGATCGAACGAAAACAGGATCTTTTTATTCAGTTTGTCTTTTTTCTGTAGCTCTTTGTTGCTATCCTTTAAGGCCGCCCCGTAGTCCTCTTCCACTGCCGTAGCCTTAACGTATGTATCTTTTCCAGTCAGTGCCGCCGCAAGTTGCGCCGTCCAGTTCACCGCCTGGATGATAAGACCAATAAACTTTGACAGAGCGGGAGCCGCAGCTTCCAAGATCGGAGAAAATGCAGTAGCAAAAGCGTTCTTGAGCTGCGTCATCTGAGAAAGTAGCATGGAGATCGCCTCATTGGTAGCCGGGGAATACTGGGCAAGGTTTTCCATACCCTCTTTTGCTGATCTGAACGCAGTGGATATTGCAGAACGGAGAAGTCGGAAGAGAACCATACGCCGGACTACACCAGACAGTGCATCACCGAACTTCTTCGCTGGTTTTTTACTCTTGTCCATCTGGTTTCCAAGCTTTTTCGTTGATTTTGCCGTTTTTTTCGTAGCACTGTTAACACCAATAAGGCGCTTTTTGTACTCGTCAAACTCGTTCTTTACCCGGCTATACGATGCGCCAAGAGATTCATTCATCTGCTTGAGTTTTTCGGATTCCGCTGCGTATTTATCGGACATCTGGGAGAACTTATCCGTATCTTTTCCAAGAGTAAAGGCACCGCCGGACTTCACTAAATCATTTTTTTCTTCATTGAGATCTTTCAGTGTTTCCCTCAGCCGATCAATGTCGTACTGCATTTTTTTATAAGCATTACTATTTGTTTTTCCGCCCGTATTCAAAAACTTTTCTTGTCGTGCCGTAAGATTAACTAGCTTTTTGGTAGCTTCATCTATTTGTTTATAAAGGTCAATATAATTCTGTGTAGGTACACTTGTCTCTGCATACGTTTCTAGTTCTTCTCGTAATTTTTTGACTTTTTGTTCCTGTGCTGCATACTGGTTATTCAGTTTGGCAAAGGCGGCGGCCTGCTTCTGAACTGCGATTTCTGATTTTTTTCCAAGATCATCAATCCCATTTGCCATTCTTCTAACGGCGGCTTCTACTTCTTTGGTTCCCGGTTTCATGCCGCTGGTGTCTATTTCTGTATCAATAAGGACTGTCCCATCTGCCTGCATATCATCACCGCCTTACTTCTCAAACAATGCGTCTACTGCATCCTGTTCCTGCTTCCATAGATCCTGTTCTTCATCAGACATTTTTCTCTTAAGATTTACAATCGCCTGGTTATCGTTCAAAAACTCCCGTTCCCACTGTTCCAGTTTCTTTCCTTTTGCCCGTTTCTGTCTGATTGCCAACACCTGGGAAAACGTTCCCTCTTCAATCTCCTCGAAGTAGCCAACAAACGTCCACCAATGCATATACTGGCCTGGTTCTCTGACTTCTCGCCCGGCTACCTTATTGATCGCCGGGAAGATGATCGGGGCATCCTGCTCCCAGTCCATCACCTGCGGTCGCTTGCGCCCATCCTCTTTTTTCCCGCAATCCAGATACCATAAAGCCTGTTTTATCGCTTCTTCCAGGAATTCCTCCGGTGGAATCTCCTCGTACAAGATTTCTACCATTACCTGCATCTTCCCGGCGTTATCCAGGTTTGGATCATTAAAAGCCGCCATGATGTCAAGAGCCGCCCGAAAATCGGTCCGTATATGATAAGATCTGCCACCGACTGTAAGAGCCAGCGGCAGATCCCAGGAAAACATTATTTCAAGGGGGCAAGTCTTGATCCCCCCGGAGATGCTTTGTACTTCTGCGTATACTTATTTACGTGAGACTGTACGGCTTTCAGTTTCACATCACGTTTCTGCTCGATCACTCCACGAATGGCGTTGATCACATTTTCCACGAAAAACTGACCGGAGTTTAACATGGTGAATGGTGACGTGATTGAGAAAAAGTCTTTGGAAACCGGAGCATTGAACAAATAATCCACCTGCTGGCACATACGCTCGTCCAGAGTCTTGATATCATCAAGGGTTGCCGTGGACTCTTTGCCACTTAACTCTTTCTGCATATCCTCAAACGCCTTTACGGTCTCCTCATACCTTTTGACCAGATCAAAATCTGATGGAATAAAGGTAAACTGTCCAAGAAGTTCTCCTCGCTGATTTACGATGTCAAAAGTCTCGCTACCATCATCAATTCTAATTACGTTTCCCATTCGATCCTCCTACAGTGTTGCTACTTTCTCGTCACTCCATGTTACTTCTCCGTCTGCGATGGTGACAGATCCCTCTTTTCGGTTTCCATCAAAGTGCACAGAAAATGGCAGTGTAAATCCGGCAGTGCCACCGCCGTATTCCTCAACCTTAACGATAACGTCCTCTTTCCATGCTCTGTGTTTGGCTGCTTCGGTATCTTCGATGATTACCTCCAAGATAGAAGTCTTGCAGTCATCGCCTTTCTTACGATTCATTGCTATGTCACGGATTTTTGGATAAATGGCATCAGTTGGGTCTGCGTAATAGGTCTGGCTGTCCATAGATGGCTCATAGCCGTTATCCTCAGTGTAAGTCTCGTCCCACACGTTTTTGTTCACGGAGATATCTGGGTTAAGAGATACGCTCATCTCATCGGTATACTTACCCATTCGCCACCATTTAGTTGTTCCACTGCCAAAACTTGAGTCTAAAAAAGTCCTTGATGCTCCTCGTGTTAACCTGCTCATTGATATGTCCTTTCTACCCATAAGGGATTTATAATTCAAATTCGTTGGTATATTGTACGGTTACTGGTAAAACCCAGTCCTGCACACCGTCAGCGTTTGGTTCCAGTCCATAACTGTTATCACGGGTGATCCTCTTAATGATCCGGCCTTGTGACAGTGTAGGGAATGCCGCAAGCCGTGTTTCCTTGCCGTCAATCACCACTGGTTCTCTGCAAATCCATTTTCCAAGATTGTCCAGAAACGTTTGTACTGAGATCTTCTGACGTTCCCGCTCTGATGCAGTCCGGTAGATTATGAAAAACGGAAACTGACATTTCTGGAATACATTTCCGCACACATCTTCTGTCTCTGCGTACACCAGAGCGCCGTTATTGGCAGAAAATGCAATGCCACTGTCTTTCTCCATCTCTTCGAATTTAACAATTTCTCCATCGTATAACCCAGGATATTGATTAAGCAGTGACTTCACCGCTACGGTCAAAACCTCATACCCGGTTGCATCTAAACCAATCGGTTTTACATCAGCCACGCTTGCCACCTCCCGCCGTTTCCTTTACCCTTCTCACCCACTTCTTACCGTCCACCGCTTTTGCAGCATCAAACCAGTGATCCTGTGCTTTTGGGTGTGCCTGGTGGGTGTACTCAATATTCTCTTTTGCCGCCGTCTTACCTGCGTACTGGCTTACCAATACTTTTTTTGCTCCTTCTTTCGCCCAGGGAGATCCGGTATTTTCATCCACCATCACTTTGCCCTCATAGAGATAGCGACCTTGCGGGGCATGTGCTGCATAGACCTGGCCAGAGCCTTGCACCGCTGCACTTGCCGCACGTGTAGATCCTATAAATGATCCAGAGCCAACAATCATCGGCATAAACGGAACCATGCTATTCATTACATCGCCGTCTAGCTGATACTGCGCTTTCTTGTACTGCTCGTCAAACCGGGACAGACTTAGCTTTACTTTTAGATCTCCAGCAATGATGGAAAAGCCCTTAAAGTGAGTTGTTTTTGCCATGTCAGCGCCTACTTTCCAAGAATCTCAAAATGAGGAATCACCGTATACGGGCCGCCAACGCTGGTGATCTTGAATACGTTATCCTTGCTTTTGTTCATGTACTGGTAAAACCCACCACGGTAATCATCGTCATTCACCTCGCCACCAGTCCACTCGCCCTCCCAGAAAAAGTCTGTATCTGTAGAAAACGTGATAGTCTGATTTAAAAGGTCATTGGTTTGATTCTTCCATTCTTTTGGCGGCAGCCAGGGAAGTTTTGCACCGTCTTTAGTAGTAATTACTTTTTGACCGTTGGACTCTGTAAAACGAATATGTAGCTGGGCATTGTCAGAAGAATCAGCACCATATTTTTTGATGATCGCTCCTCTGTCGGTGTTGAGATCAACGTTCGCCAAAGTGTGTGGATACCAGGTTGCTGCTCCTGTGGTATCAGATTGATAAAAGTTGAAAATTGTCAATATCTTGTCATACATCAGCTTCCACCTCTAAAACGATTCCCTTTTCTATCTAGCCTGGTTCCTCTGCTCGCTTCTTTGTCAAACTCCGAACGGTTTAAAAAATCATTCGTCTTTCTACGATCTTCTTTAATGACATACTGGTTTCTTTATTTGACATATCATTTCTTGATTTGATCGGTTTTGCTCATTCTTTTCCACAGTTCCGTCAGCTTCTCCCAGCCATACATAGCCACAAAGGCAACAATAAAGCCTGCCATGATCGCCGCCAGAATCATATACCATAAAATGATCATCTGAATATACTGCATATACGCCACAAAAGCGGATACGGTGATACCGATAGATAGCACCAGCACCAAGGCATCCGTGGGGATCATGGAAAGGAACCCTACGCCCTTAAATACCTGGGTAACTACCGATACTAAAAACGCCAGAATCCCGATCACCGCCAGGATCACGGTCATGTTTGCAAATAATGCTTCCATTACTCTTTCACCTCCTCATAAGTCTTTTCAAAAATATCAGGCTTACACGGATAAAGCTCTCCGTTTACACCCTGGATAACATAGTCTCCAACAGAAACATGATGTGTTCCCTCTAATGTTTCGATATACAGCTCACACGGAGGTAAATCACAAGCTTCTGCGCCGTAATACATAATGCCTTTCTTATAAGCTTCTTGCGCCCAAAATGGAACGTAAAACAAGCCGTTCCGGTCTTTCAGATCACCATCATACTTAAATGCTTCAATGATAACAGGCTTTTTTCTAAACTTCATAAATAAAATCCTTTCGTTTGCCATAGGTGGAAATCCACTACCTTTAGGTAATGGGAGGAGCCTTGTTAACTGTTACCAAATATGCTACAATAGCCGTAGCAGTTCTTAAAGAGAAAACCGTTAGATGTGCTGCTCATTAAAGACACTCTTTTGTACATTGACAAGATATGAGGTTGCAATACGAAATTCGTGTATTG